GAATCAATTCCTGGATTCACAGTTAACGCTGATAAAGATGCAATGCAATTTGCAGCTGGTGTAACTGCAGTAGGTTCTATGAGTAACAGATTCACTGTGTACAAAAACCCATATATGACTTCTAACGAAATCTTAATGGGCTTCAGAGGAAATAACTTCCTTGAGACTGGTGCTGTTTACGCTCCATATGTACCATTGATTATGACTCCATTAGTGTACGACCCACAAAACTTCACTCCACGTAGAGGAGTTATGACTCGTTACGCTAAGAAGATGGTAAGACCAGAATTCTATGGTAAGATCTTGATTAAAGATTTAGCTAATATCTAATCTTTATCGAATCTAACGTAATGATTCAATAATAAAAAGGGGGTGAGAAATCACTCCCTTTTTTATTTGATAATATTTATAAGAGAATTGTTACATTTTAAATTATAAAAATAAAATTAAAATGGGACAAGTAAAGGGGACACCAACTTACACAGCTCAACAACAAGCTTACATTGACAAATACGGAGCATCAAATCCATTTGGAAGAAATCCTGGTTCAAAACCTGTAATGATTGCAGGAGATACAAATTTAAATACAGTTGTAGATGCAACATTTGCTACTGATGAAGATAAAAATACTACAAACGCAAAATTAAATGCATTATCACCATTTGCATCAATAACAGGAAGTTGTGCAAATGATGGAGCAGCTGCAAGTGCTGGTGTACCTGTTGGTGGTTTATATCATACAAGCGGAACTATTAAAGTAAGATTAGTTTAATTATTAAATGAATTAAGATATGGCATTATTTTATAATAATGATGGTACAATATCAGAAATTGAAATAAAAGCAATGATTTTTGGTAAAGTTACATCATCATTGGTAACAGCACCAACTATACAACAAGCATTTCAAGCATCAGCATCTAAAGCAATTTATATGAGCGCTATGAATGCTGGTTCATCTTCAAATAAAGCATACGAATTAGCATATCCAAGCGGTTCTCTAAATAGAAATGCTAGAAACTAAAAAATGATTAAAGGGAGAATTATCTCCTTTTTTTATTTTTATCCCTTTCACCATTCATTATATTTATAGTGGTAAACACACTAAATATATGGCAGCAGGTAAATATTCTTTTATTATAGAACAAGGTGCAACTACTAATTTTCAAATAAATTGGGCAGATGAAAGTGGCTCGGCAGTTAATCTATCGGGCTACAATGCAAGAATGCAGTTAAGAACTGATTATAATTCAGCACCGCTAATTTCATTATCATCATCCCTAAAAGCGGATGGTACTGGTATTAATTTAAGTGGCTCTAATGGAACAACACCATTATCTTCTGGTTCAATAGCAGTGTATATATCTGCAGTATCTTCATCGCTTTTAGATTTTGGTGAAGCACTTTACGATTTGGAAATGGTAAAAGGAAATGAAGTTACGAGATTATTAGAAGGTAAAGTTAAGTTATCTAAAAACGTAACTAAGTAAGAAATGTCCGTAGAAATAAAAAAAGATATAACAACTGTCCAAGTTGAAGTCCCAAAGACTAATGTAGCGGTAGAAAATGCTATAACTAATATTAATGTCCAAATTTCTCAACCACAATTAACAATATCACAAGCGGGAGTTAGTGGTAGAGATGGAACATCTGGTACTTCTGGGTTTTCAATAGATAGTTCTTCGTTTACAACAACTGGTTCAAATCAATTTAATGGAAATCAAACTATAACAGGTTCGTTAAATATTAGTGGTAGTAACTCAATTGTAGTATTACCAAATCACTCAACTGCACCAACTTCACCAACGTCTGGAGCACTTTATTTTAATACTACCGATTTTCATTTCTACGGATGGAATGGTGGACAGTGGACACAATTGGATAATTAATCCTCATTAAATTACTAATCTTACTATTTCTAATATTTATAGGTAACGTTTAAAATAAGTACTTATAATGGCATTAGAAACATTAATATATCCTGGTTCATCTTCGTTTTTCCCAGGGCAAACCCCCTTTGGAATATATGATAACGATTATGAGTTTCAAGAGGAAGCCCCAAAAGTGGCACTTTGGTGCGCTAGAAGATTGGGTTATCCTATTCAAAACATAGAATTAATTGATGAAAATTTTTATGCGTGTCTTGAAGAATCGGTATCTGAATACGGAGCACAAGTAAATCAATTTAACATTCGTAATAATTTAGATACTCTTAGAGGAAAATCTAAATCTACAAATTTATCAAGTAAATTAGTACAAGGTTCAAATTTACCAACACTAATAGGTATTTCCGATGCGTATGGTACATTAGCCGGAGTTGGTGGTAATACTGATATTAAGAAAGGATTTGTTGAATTAGTTCCTGGTCAACAAGAATATGATTTAGATACATTGTGGGCAGCGGTTTCTGAAAGTGGAAAACGTATAGAAATTGTAAAAGTATTTCACGAACCAGTACCAGCAATTAATAGATTCTTTGACCCTTATTCGGTAAGTGGACAAGGTACTTTAAATTTGATTGATGAATTTGGATTTGGTTCATATTCACCGGCAGCACAATTTATATTGATGCCGATATTTGAAGATATGTTAAGAATACAAGCTATTGAATTTAATGACCAATTCAGAAAATCGGCATTTACATTTAATATTGTTAATGGTAAAATTAGAGTATTTCCAAGACCAACCTCGCAACATGTAAATCTTTATGGAAAATTATATTTTGATTATTTTGTAAGAGATGAATTTGTAGCTAATTCAACTAACATTACTCCAAACGTAATTTCTGATTATTCTGATATACCTTATGATTTTATGGAATATGGTGGTATTAATGATGTGGGTAAACAATGGATTAGAAAATATTGTTTAGCATTGGTAAAAGAATTGCTAGGAGCTGTTAGAGAAAAATACTCTAATATTCCTATACCTGGTTCCGAAGTTAGTTTGGATGGAGCTGCATTGAGAGCTGAAGCACAAACTGAAAAAGAATCCTTAATGACTCAGCTTAGAGAAACACTAGAAGAATTAAGTAGAACAAAGCAGTTTGAAAATCGAAATACCGAAACGAATGCTCATCAAGAAATGTTACGAAAAGTTCCACTTCCAATCTATATAGGATAATATTATGGCAAGGTTTGCATTAGCGAGAGATATAAAATTTTTTGAGGGAATTTCTAGAGAGTTAGTAGATGCGGTAATTGAAACTGCGGTAGTTCTCTATAAACTTGTTATTGAAGATAGCAAGACAAATCTTTATGGAGAATCCCTAAATAAAACATATTATCAAGGTGTAGAGTGCACAGCAATTATTCAAAGAGATGATACAACAGCAAACTACGAAGGATTTGGTGTTGATGCTAATCAAAATGTAGAATTTCGTTTTAATAGATTTACATTAAAAGATAAGGGATTCTATCCGGAAGTTGGTGATATTATTTTTCATAATGAGGCGTATTTTGAAATTGATAATGTAACTGAAGATTTTTTAATTGGTGGTAGGGTTGAAACAGGAGATGGTGAAAAGTTCTCTATCACATGTTCTACATTTATGACTAGAAGAAGTAGTATTCAAACTGAAATGAGAGTGGTATAATGGATAAAAAACAAACAAATAGAGCCAAACAACTACCAATACAAAAGGAGTTCATAAAAGGTGTAAAACTTATTGATGTTGATACTGCTATTGCCGAATATATGGGGGATGTGGTAATACCTGATTTGGAAGAAAATGAAAAGGTTGTAAGAGTTCCTCTTGTGTATGGTAATGCTGAACGATGGGCAGGTGCTAGAAAAGAAGGATACTTAAGAGACCAAAGAGGTAAAATACAAATTCCTTTGGTAATGTTCAAAAGAAATTCAATTGAAAGAAATGAGTCTCTTGCAAACTTTAGAGAAGTAAATACAATTGGTACTTATAAAAAATATTCTCCAAAAAATAGATACGAAAGATTTAGTTTACAAAATGGAGTAACACCTGCTTATGAATTGTATAGTATAACTGTACCTGATTATGTAACAATTACATATGAAGTAATGATTTGGACTTCTTTTACCGAACATATGAATAAAATAGTTGAAGCATTCCAATTTGCAACAGGAAGATATTGGGGTAAAGAAGATGGATTCAAATTTAAAGCACAAATTGATTCATTTGAAAATCAGCAAGAAGTTGGACAGGGTTCTGAAAGAGTAATTCGTACAACGTTTACTATGGTTGTAAACGCTTACTTATTGCCTGAAAGATATAATGAAAAACCTACAATTAAAAAATCATATAGTCCAAAAAGAGTTGTGTTTGGT